TTTATCTGTTAAAGGCCTATCACGTTGCATCTCAGGGTTCTTTTTAACGTACTTTGCAGGGTTATACTTAACTAAAGACAATCTAATGCTGTTCTCAAACACAGAACTAATCAATTGCACCACCCTATTGGCTTGATACTTAGCTCTTTTACTTACAGCAATATGTAGCTTAGTTATATCACCAGTCTCAACGCTTTCTAGTTTCATCTTACCTAAAGTATTCTTAACATCTCTATCCCACATACGTCTTGGCTCACCATCTATCTTGCCATCCTTCATCTCAACGCACTTCTTATTATTGTTAAACAAGTCTTCTAGCTTTAACTCAAATGCCTGGTTTAAGGTATAAGCATCAGCTTCTACTTTCTTTGCTTCTAATGGATCAATGCCTTGTGCTACTTCACCAAGTATTTTTTGTGCTTTGTTTCTTGCAACACCAATAAGAATATCTGTGTTGGCTAACTTCATAACTCTTCGTCTACCATCTATCCGATAGTACACATAATATCCTGTTGGATAAATTCTAAGACCTTTCACTTTTGTATCAGTCTGGTATTGCGCCATGCTTTCCTCCATTTGCCATCCATTTGCCAAAATCAGCAGTATTGATGTGATTGTTTACCTATTAACGAGTAAATTATAAATTGAATCTTGTAAAGAAAACAAGGGTTTTTAGTAAAAAAAAGTAATGATGTGAAATTGTGTGATGGCTTGTAAACATAGTGCGCTACCAGGCTGCGCTACTCCCCGAACAGTTAAATAACCGCTAATTTCTGGGGTTTTTCAAGAGGTATGTCATGGACTGATATGCCTATTTGTCGCCCATTCGCCGAAATTATTGCATCCATAGCTTCTCTAAAACTCTCTATTGAATTAACAGCTTTCATGGGTTCGTCATGTACAGAATATTGTAGGTATTTGCAATTGTTAAAAGGTAGGAAGTAAACATTCTGGTATTTAAGATTAACCAAGGCGAATATATCAATGGTGTTTTCTTTGTACTCTCTTGACTTACTGTGTGATCCTTTTCGTAAATCAAACCGCCAACTGTTTCTAGCTTTTTCTATATGGGTAACTGTCTTGACTTGACAGCGATACATCTTGTTTTCCCATTCAAAGATTATGTCAGCGTTAGCACCATGAGGCATAACTGTTACAGTATCGGTTTCTCTTGCTATCACCGAGCAAGTTAGGTATTCGCCACTCCTACCTATTCTCTCCGTTGCTCGTGTCATTAAATGTTTTCCAAGTAATACCTTTTTCAGATAATAACTTTTTCATATATTTAGGCTGTCTGTTAAACGCTGCTTTTTGGAACGCCTCTTCACTTATTTTATTTTCTTTTATGTAGTCATTTGCAGACTTTCTTATTTCTTGTAAGGTTTTTCTTACTAACAATTCTTTTTCTGCATTACTTTTAGATTTATAAAAATCAGATTGAACTAAAGTGCTTACCATTATCTCTACTGGCTTACCCATATATTTTGCTCTTGTTTGATCCACAACGGCATTACCAGAGTAAGGTAATATATCTCTTCTTTTAAATCCTAATCTATCAAACTCTCTTTCTGCTGGATTCTTTTCTTCTCTTACAGTAGCACCAGTAAGCTGTCTTGTAAGCGGCCCTGGAACATTAATATCTGTAAAAGGTATTTGTACTGTATCTGGTCTTCCGGGAGCAGCCTCTCTTGTCGGTGATTCTAATTCTGGAAATTGATTTCTTACTATAGGTATGCTTGTTTTTAATCTATTAGTTGTATCAGTTAAAAATTCACCTGTTGGCACAGGCGCTCTAAACTCCTGATCCTGGTCTATAAAATCATTAAACATTCTAAGTGGAGTTAAGAATCCACCAAGAACATTGGAAACATAGTCAGACATAAACCTATTTATTTTTTCTTCTGTATCTAATCCAACCATTCCGTCTAAAAGGTTTTGCACTAGCTGCAAACTTGCACCAGCTCTAAATTGTGCGCCAGTTAATGCTTGTAAAATATCTTTTGGATCACCCCAACTTCTACCGCTTTCCAATCTGGTAACTACATCTGCTATAAATAAGTAAGGAGTTAATGGAAAGTATGGTCGCATATCTATAGTCTTTCCAGATGATGTTTCCACCTCATACCATTTGTGATCTTCTGATCCTTTTCTTTTAGCTTCAATAGTTGCAAATAAAATAGTTGATCCTATTACAGCCTCGCTAAATGCTTTAGTGTCACCAGCAGCTATTCTTTTATGTTCTGCTGGAGATAATAATTTTAAAAAGCCAAGTGGTGAATGTCTGAATTGAAAATCAATAGCGTTGGCCATAAATCTAGCAAAGGGAAATACGCCTGTTGTAATAAAAGGTATGGAGTTAGCTAAATCTACAAATGCTTTTAATGCTTTGTTGTCTGGTGTCTTTGCATAAGTAAAATATAAAGCATCATCAACCGCTTTTTCTATATCAGACGCGTCAAGGTATTTTAAAAGATCATCATTTATACCAACATCTTTAATTTCAATACCTTTTGCCGCTAAAGCATCTTGTATGGATGTTGCAAACATGCCTCTTCTATACCAAAACTCTTGTATTCTATTTAAAGTATTGAGGCCATCAACCATCTTCTGTGCGCTTTTAAATACTTTAGCTTTTGATGAATCAGCTACCTCTGAAGCATACTTAGTAAAAAGTCTATCGCTTTCATTAACAAAATATTTTGTCAAAAACTCAGTTAATTCTGCTGATTGTTTTTTGTTTTTTGTTAAGTTCATCATCAAGCGGAATGACTCAGCACCATCAACTCTTTTTGTTTCGGCACCAAATGCTTTTCTTAATGGATTAAATGTTCTATTCAAAACATCATCAAAAGATTCTATTAACGTGTGCATAGCAACTCTTCCTATTTGAGCTGTGTTGTTACGCATTGCTGTTGCTATCTGGCTGACTAATAAACCTCTTCTTATGTTGTCTAAGTCTCTTACTATATCTGTATATTCTTTTGCAAAGTTTGCATACCAGCCTTCGTCTGGTGCTATCTCACCAAGCTCTTGTCCCATTCTTTTCATGGATTGTTTAGCTGTGCTTAACTGTTGCATACGTCTGGCTGAATCAGAGATGCTTTCTTTAAATACAGATGACAACTCTTCTACAGTAAGATCATTTCTTTTTAAAATATCTACAAACTGATTAAAGAATTTTGGACTTGAGTTTGCTAATAGCACAGCTTCTTTTAATTGGTCAGATATTCTTACGTTCTTACTTACTGGTATGTTAAGTTCTTTTATAATTTCTTGACCAACATCAATTACCTTTTGGTTTAAACCAGTAGTAGTATCAGTTTGAAAGTCTTTACCATCTGGAGTATCAATAACATCATCTGCTTTTACTTTATTAATGTTACCGCCTTCTGCCGCTGCTATATCATCAGCATAAACTCCTAAAGGCACTTCATCTCTAACTGGAGGTATTTCGTTATTGATAACATCACTATAGGTTTGGCGCACATCATCATCAGACATTCCTCTATAGTCTATATTAAAATCATCTAAAGTTTGTCTGATTGTTCTTGCTTCTTCTGTCTGTCTTTCCCAGTTGCTTAATAGCATTTGATCGTCTTGATGCACCCTATCTGTTTGCAAATCATCTATTATTCTGTTTGTAAAATCTGGCACTTCACCATCAAATGTTTGCAATTCTGGAAGAAATCCATCTTCTTGCATGGCTTCTTGTATCTGGTCAAAGTCTGTAAAACCTTTTGAATTTTTTGGTGCTAAATATTTAGAAGTAATAATCCCTTTATCACTTTCTAAGATTTGTTTTAGCTCACCCATTCTTGAGAAGTCTCTGCTGATTGCTCCTCCTTCAATATAACTTTTAGCAGTTCTTACTTTTGGCTTCTTAGGTATCTTTAGTATTTCTGGAATCTTTGTGCTTTTAGGTTTAGCAGTTTCTACTTTAGGTGTAACAACTTCTGGAGTAACTGGTGTTTCTACTTTAGGTGTAGGAGTTTCTATCCTTGGGCCAATCATATCTGTTGGGCCAACCATTTCGTTTACTTGTACTGGTACTTTGTTTTTATTTTTAAAATATGAAGCACCACCGCCTATAGAGCCACCTAATATTCCACCCAATCCAGCACCAAGTCCAGCAGCCTTTGCTGATTGTCCTAACTCAAAACCTTCTTGCTGACCAGACATTACCCTGGCTGATTGTCTTAGTGTATTGTCAACTGTTGAGTAAAGAGCGCCCTCTGCAGCTCCTATCTTTGCTCCTTGCTTTGCACCTTGTTTAACAAGTTCTTTTATACCTTTCTTTGCTGAAGCCTTTGCTGCTTGTCTCGCAAGTAAACCAGTACCATATGCTCCTATACCTAAATAGGTAGTTATATCAGAACCAACACCTTTTATAAATCTTCCAGTACCAGCAAGACTAGCTTCCTTGTTGTCATACATATCCATCAAAGTAACGAAGTCTTCTCGCTGTTGTTGGTTTGCATTGAACTTAAGATCAGATACTTCTTTACCCATCTTGGGTATATTGTAATTAAACCAACCCATGTATCTTAGGGCATAGTCTGCATACTGTTTGTCGGAGTTTAGCTTTTTAACTTCTTCAGAATTTCTACCTTCATTCCACTCATAGATATTTTTAGCAGCTCTGATCCATTCTGGATTTTCTTTTAATTCTGATTCAGATAGTTTTTGTGGAGAGCTAGATTGCTCTAAAGGAACAAATTTAGATTTGTATTCCTCTATAGGAATAAACTTTGTATCTTTTTTTTCTTTAGGCTTGTATTCTTCTATAGGAACAAATGGCATTTTTATTAATCCTGGAATACATATTCTTTACCACCATTGACATATACCTTACTTCCATCTTCTTGTGTTCTTGAATAAACATAAGTCTTATTATCTTGAACAATATTTTCATTAGATGTATTTGAATTAATAGAATCATTAGTATTATTAGTATTATTATTGCCAAGCATTTGAGCAGCAATGGCTTGCTCAATATTCATGTACCCTTTGTTTTTCATATAGTCATCATAGAACGCTAATTCATTTGGAGTTAAAGCATTTTTACCTTTAGTTAGTATGGTGTTTTTAATCTTAGCAGCATTTTCTTTATATATATCTTCTTGTGACTGTTCTTCTTTTACTGTTATGTTAGGAAACACCCTTGTGCCATCATCTACAAAATATCTATAGCCATCTTTAGCTACATAAGAATCTCTTTTTGCAGGCTTTGGCATGTCCATACCAAATAGCTGGTTCATTCTAATTGCACCTGCTAATTCAGGATTTTGTTTTATAAATAATTCTTGATCTCTTTCAAACTGCTCTTTTTTCATTAGAGCTTGTGCTTCTTTCTGCCTAGCTTCTTGCTCTGCTTTTCTTTGTGCTAGTCTGTTAGCAAACATCATAGACTGTTGCGAGTTACCAGATTGATTTGCATTAACCATACGAAGCGTATCAGCAAAGTTTTTTAACTTCATTGATTTTTCGGCTCTTGCTCTCTCTTCCTCTTCTAGTTTTTTTTGTTCGTTGATAGGTGATATGTTTATACCCAACGAACCTGTGTCATTAGGGTTTAAATTTAAAAGACCGCCTGGTTTGTTAAAGTCGTATATTGCCATTGTTATATGTTTTTAATTGTTTCGTAGATATCAGCCGCATCACCTATTCTTCCAAGTAAACCTTGATTGGTTGATGATGTATTTGTCATGCCTGGTGTTCCACCGAATACAGCACCAGATAACAAGCCTATCTGTTGTGGGCCATAATTCAATCCTCTTGTAAACTCGTTGTAGTTTGCATCTAGTCCAGCTTGTCCCAGTCCTTGTTGTTGGCTTCCAATACCAGACATTAACCCTAATCCTCTGTATTGATCTGCTAACTGATTACCAAACAAACCAGCTCTAAAGTTTCTGTCGTTTAATGCTAGATTTGCTGCATTGTTAAATCCAGACTGTCTTAAGTTACCAGAAGTTCTACCAGCTATGTCTGCAAAGTTTTTGTTTGTTTCTGATTCAAGCAATGCTGAACGAGAACCACCAAAAGCACCACTGCCTATTGCTGCATCTTGATCGCTTTGTATTTGCATTTGCCTTGCATTATTAAGATCGCTAAGTGTGTTATTAATAACTTGTTCGTTATAAGGATTTTGAAATTGTTGTATGTTAAGTGGGCCTTGAGCTAAGTTGTTTAGTTGTCCTGTAGGATCAAAAGATAATGATCTACCAAACATGTTTCTTGTTGCATCAAAACCAGCTAGTTGGTCTGGATTAAATCCAGCTACTCTAGCACCTGTGTATGGTGTAAATGGTTGACCTGCTACGCCTTGCGCTCTGTTATATAAATCGTCATAACGTGCCTGAGTTGCTGGATCAACTGTAGATGATTGTGTTGTTTTATCACCACCGCCTTTGATAGCTCCGTATGCGGTAGCTCCTGCTGTGATGTATGGTAATGCTGATGCCATAATATATCCTATAAGTCCTTACTAATTAAATATTCTTGTTTAAATCCTAGGTGCTTAACTTTTCTTAACCAACCCTTACGACCACTACCAGTTATCTTGTTAATGCCGATTGACCTGGCGTACTTCTCTATTGATTTAAACATTTCTTCTACTTCTTCATAATCTCCAGCTATACAAAGAATATGTAAGACATTTTTCTTGGGGAAAACTACGAACTCTGTAATTATAACTGTTTGTTTTCCACCCCAAATTGAGGCTATTCCATTTTCTATTTTATACTTAACATCATCAATTGTATAGGAATCTTGATAGTCAATAGCCTTTTCAATTAAGTCTTTATATTTATCAAACTGTGTCTCCCAGTCTTCTTTAGACTGTTGCTGTGGCGGAGATTGTTCCGTTGTCTGCGATACTAAGTTTATATTTTGTTCCATTTGGACTCACTAATACGAGTTCAGTAGCATCTACACCACTAACCTCTATTCTTTCACCTTTCTTAAATGCTAACCCGTCTCTGTACTCTATTTCAGAAATCAGATAGTTTTGATAATCTGTATCTAATACTGGCCCTGGTCTTCTTAATGCTTTACGTGCCATTACCTACGACCTCTTTTTTTAACATCTAGTCGTATATTACCAACTTTAAATAATTGATCTGTGTCGCCTGTTACTTTCATCTTAACTTGTCTTGCTGTAAATCTTGCGTCTGTGTAACCATCAGCTTCAAAAGTAAAAGGCCCAAAATCTGTCTCTGCACCAAGTGGTGTAAATCTTCCTGTAAAACTTAATTCGACTCCAGGTAAGGTGTTTGCTTCTTCGTCTGGAATAATCTGATTACATTGTACATAGTTATCACCAACGCCTATCTCAATAGGCCCTGACGTTGCGTAGGGTACTGCTGAACCTATGTCCTCTGATTCAATTAATGTTGTGCTGTCGTGTTGGTAAACAAAACCAGAACTATTACATGCTGTTGGAAAGTCTAATACGCCTTGGTCTAACCAACATCCTCTATCCATTGAACCAATACTCCATACGTTCTCTATGTAGTTCCAGATAACATATTTGTTTGGTGTTAACTGATCTGTGCCAACAGGGAAGAAAAACCACATCTCATTAAAGTTAGAGTTGTGACCACCACATGATGTTTTTCTATATGGACTATTTATATTGTCATAAACAAAATCATGTACTTCGCATTTTATTTCTTTAACTGTTCCATCAAATACAAAGAATGAGTTTTCACCCATCCAACATAAGAATGAATCAGCAGCTACAACTGTTCTTGGACTGATTGCTTTACAGTTAGTACCAGCGTCTTGTATGCCATAGATAAAAGGAGAACCTGTGTAATACAATCTAGCTACGCCAGTATCAGTAAAGATAATAACGTCTGTTTGCCATTTAACTGCACTTAATACTCTACCACCTGTAGGTATTTGTAAATCACCAGCAGTATTAGTTGATGCCGCAGTCCATGTTGTTAGTGTTTCTCTTGATGACCATTGTATCTTTCTTGGATCTCCACCTGCACCTAAAGCTACAACATGTCTTTCGTTAGTAACTAATACACCAGCACAGTTAGTTGGCGCACCTGAAACGGGTGCTGCTATTGTGCTAGGTGTGTTTGGATTCCATTGAAATATTCTTCCGTCTGATGGACAACAAAAAAGTAATATCTCGCCAAAGTTGTCAAAAGAAAAAGAGTTGGTGTTAAATAATAAACCAGATTGTGAACGTGCATCACCATATTCTTCAGCGTCATAGTGATATGCACCATATCCTAAAGGATCAAAAGATGCGTCTGTAACAAAACCTGATGGTGTGATGTCATACCAAGTATCGTTTATTAAGACATAGATTTTTTCTCTTGTTCCAACTACTAATACTTTTTTATCGCCATTGGTTATGTAGGAGAACATACCAGTAGGAGTACCAGTAAGAGCTGATGTGTTGAGTTTTGTCCATCCACCGATTGGTCTTAGGTATCCGTTTTCAAAACGTACTAAGTCACCGTCTGTCCATCTTCCTTTGTTGGCATAATCAGTACCGTTAGTGACAATGCCAGGTGGAGGAGTCACTTGTATTAATGGCATTTAATTCTCCAATGCTTCTAATCTAGTTGTTAGTTCTTGAACTGCTGCGACTAAAAGAGGAACAAGTTTGCTTTGGTCTATACTTTGCATTTCCTCTCCATCTTTTTCTCCAGTTATAGCCTCTGGTACTACGCTTGAAACCTCATGTGCAAAGAAGCCATCAACTGTTGTATCTGGATCAGCTTTAAAATTAAATTTGTAAGGCTTTAATTGTTTTAATCTTTCTATACCATCAGATACAGCTACTTCATTTTCTTTTAACCTGTAGTCTGAAGATGTATTGTAAGAGGTAGCAGAACCATTTGTTGCAATAGTTCCAACTGCACCATTACCATTTCTAAAAGACATTTTAGTAGTATTGCTATTGGTTGGCCCATAAATAATTATTTGTGGATTTGTGTAAGAACCCATTATTTGTATTCTACCTGCGTCTGATGAATCAGGTATCATAATGTCTTGGCCATTTGCAGAAAAAGATGAAGTACCATTAACAACAAAGTTCATAGTATTATCGGTATGAAGATAAGTAATGCCACCAGCGTTAGAGTTACCTGAGTCACCAAATCTTATTCCGCCACTATTAGATGCTCCCGATAAAACTGATATACCTGCGTCAGCACTACCTTCTATAACCAGTTCATCATAACTAGCCTGAACAGATGTAGAACCGCTATCACCAGTTTTAATATGTAAGCCAACTCCTAGGTCTTTGTTTGATAGTCCAGATGTTGCAAAGTAATTACTTACTGTAACTGGCGGAGTACCAAATCCTAGAGTTACAACATTATTGGTTACGTTTGTAGCAATTAAGGCTGTACCATTAGATGTGTTTGTAGTGTCGGGTAACACCAATGTTATGTTTGTATCGTTTAAATCTGCTGGTGCTTTTAGTCCAATTGAGTAACCACTTGCATCAACAAACTTTAATGCGTTTTGTAAGCCATTTCCATTTAAAAATACATCGGCACTTGCTGTTAATGTACCATTTACTTTTAAATTTTTACCAGTTCCCACATGTAGGCCAACACTTGTTCCTGCTCCATTTGCCGAGAAGACTGCATCTACTTGATCTAGGTCTGCATTAAGTTTGTCTCCCCAGGTATTAGTAGAACTTCCTACCTCTGGTTTTCTGAGTTGTAAGTTAGTTGTATAAGTATCAGCCATAATATTTTACTCGCCTATAGTTTTTGTTTCAGTCGTAGGTGTTATCTCTTCAGATATTTTTGAGTCTAAAGCAGACTTTAGGTTTGCTACTTCCTCTTCACCCATATTACCCTCAACCCAACCAGTAACTATTGTGTTAGTTAATTCGTCAAAAGGTTTAAAGTCTGTACCGACATCTTCTAATGATAATGATTGAGTGCCATAAACACTAGCGGTGTATGGTACTTCTTGACCA